GCTGTATTCGATGTCTGTAAATGTTTCTTGTTTCATATTCCGCACCGCCATTGCTTTTTCTTTTATTATACCATATTGTGGCGGTTGTGGTTGCAATGACGATGATTAAATCAGAGGTTCCTTAGGTAACCTCCCCGGCGAATAGATCGCCTGTAAAATAGAAAATCGAAACCATCCACTCTATCAGCGAATCCGTGATAGCGAGCATAGTTTCGATGTCATTTGCTTCCGTGTATAAAAGCTGCTCCATGTCCGGCGGGACCGGCGGTGTCCTTTGCGGCTGCGAAAGAACTGCGCGAATCGTCCGCAGGTCTTCCAGGTAGTGCGTCATCTGGTTAAGGAGCGGGATATCTGCTTCGACCCAGTTCGTTTTCGGAGAAACGTGTATCTCATAGCCGAGGGCATATATTTTGTCGGCAATGTACTGAATTGCTTCTCCCACGCGGTTCAGATCTGAAGCGTTGTAAAAAGTGTTGATGTCCCTGTCTGTGATGAGGGTATCGATTACGCTCATGACCACACACCTCCTTGTCCTTCAATGACCGCAGAAAGACCGCCGTCATAGATGAGTTCGATGCCTGTGATAGTGCAGCTTCCGATATCATCAAAGGCGCTTTCCACCGATACGGTATCTCCAATCTCAAGGAGCGGGTTGCCGCGGCTTTGAAGCTTGTAGCTGAGTCTTCTCTGATAGCATCCGAGAAGCCAGTTCGCCACAGTCTGCCCGTTATACGCACAGGGGTTGTTGATGCTTACAGAGTGAACAGATTCATCTGCCGCACGGTCTGTTGCCGTGTAGACCGCTGCTTCGCTTCCTTGCACATAAGGGTCTTGCACGGTCAGTTCGACTGTATTAATACGCTCTGAAACAGAGATGCCGTTCATGCTTTTCATGTTGTTTTTCGTCATGGCATCCTGAACTGTCCCAAGAGTAAGCTGCTTAAAGACAAGTGTTCCTTCGCGGTCGATCCAGCAAGCGCAACAGGCAGCTTGGGCAAGCAGCCGAAGCGCTTCTCTGTGGGATGTGTTTTCCGGTATCTGCCGTCCAACGGTTGTCGATGCGATAGAAGATGCCATGCTTACCGGAATGTCCGATGCGCCGGCATCGGCAAGAACGGCTGCAACGGCGGCGGACAAGGTCCATGTTCCGCTCATGCCGATACGACAGATCGAAGAATCCATCCAAAGGAGTCTGTCCGTTGCCGTGATCTCGGCAGACAGCGCTTCATCATCCGCTTTGGACGATGCAAAGAAGTATCTTCCCATGTTGATCCAGTCAGAGTCATTGATGCTCATTTCTGCATCGATAGGCTGACCTTCCTGCAAGAAGGCATAGATGCCGTCTGGGTTGATGAGGTTGTATTTCTTATCCGAGTTGTCAAAGGTAAAGGACAGTTCTCTTGACGGAAGGCTTGCGGACTTCACATTCCCGCCGTAAGTCATCGAAGCAGAAAGTAGCGAATTGCGATCAAAGTGCTGGATGATGCCAAACAGCACCTCGCACACACGAATGCGGCGATGCGGCTCGGATGTTTCCGTAAAAGTAAACACCACTTTTCGGTATTCCGGGGAGAGCAGGTTTACTATGCACTGCGGAGAATCATTCACCACATCGCATTCGGAAATCAGACTGCCGCCTGCGGTATAGGTCGCAACATGAAACTTGCTCGGCCATTGACCATGCGTTGAATCGAAGGTCAGCGAAAAGCCGATGGATGAAATGTCCTCGCTGAAGTTGAATGTCAGAGCGGGATTCGTGGAGAACTTTTTGTTATCCCCAGAAATGTAGCTGCTGAACCATCCGAACTCTCTTCCCGCATAGCTTTGTGGCAGAATGGAAAGAGAACCGTCAAGCTTCCAGAAGTTCTTTTCAAGAACCGCGAATTTGCCATAGATTACTTCGTCCTCATCCACAAGCTGTGGAAGGTTCGTGACAAAAGCCTGTCCGTTTGTAGAGGGCACTCCAACCTGGGCGGCATGAAGGTCGACAAGCCTAAAAGTCACTCTCATATTGACCTTCCTAATATCCGTGTATGGATTCATACCTACAGGACTTGGCTGCATCAGATCACCTCCTGTCCCCTCATCTTAAGTGTCACATCATGCCAGACCGCCGTTCCGTTTTTATACTGAAATATCGTCAAGGTCGGATAGTCGATCTCAAACATTCCGGCGGCATCGCCGGACGGTGACGGATACTGCACATATAAAAAGTGATTCGCTCTAAGAAGCGAAAGAAGCGATACGATTGTTGCCGCAGGAACATAGTCCCACTTCGCCGTGATGGACGGGCGGTAGCCAAGAACGTCTTTTACCACCTTCCCAGATGCCATGGTGATCGTGTTTGCCACTTCCGCGGCACCGACATTAATGTCTTTTACCTTCGGCATTTCGATGAACTGTGTGCGTTCATAGTTATAGATTTTTATCTTATCCAAGAGCAACACCTCGCTGTTTTGATACATCACGCAGCGGATCGAAAATAGCCTGTGCGATGGTTTTGCTGTCGAGTTTCACTTCCAAAAGAACGGTCTGCATTCCTGCAGTTCCCATTGCGGACGAAAGACCGGACACGATGCCGTTCACAACATCGGCTGCGGGACTTCCCGCAGGCTCCGTGTCAAAGGAAGTCGGAATGCTGTTTTCCATCTGCTTTCTGACGGAGTCCATTTCTTTTTCAAAGCCGACTCCCATACCTTCAGCCATGTATCCGCCGATCTCGGCAAATACCTTTGACGGGGAGTGGATGCCAAGAGACGCTTCAACAGAACGCTTGATGGCATTGACATAGCTTGTGACAAGGTTTGAAAGCCACGCGCTTCTGCTCGTGATACCTTCACCGATACCTTCCATGAGCATACGGCCGATATTCACAAAGCCGTTCCTGGCACGGCTGAAGATGTTATTGATCTCAGCAATCAGAGCATTGATTTTTGTAAGCACCACAGACTTGCTATTCTCAAAGCCTGCCGCAATGGACTCATAAATCCGTCCTGCCGTTTCAATGAACTGCGGAAGAGACTCTGTGAACAGCGTTCCCATATACGAGATCATTTCCGTTATCGGTTCACGAAGAAGCGTGATATTGTTGCGGATTCCGTTCTTGATAGCATCAATTGCTATCTGCCCGGTCGCATCACCGGCAGATGCGGTAGCACCCGTCATCTCATCTCCAACGGTATCCATCTCGCTTCTGAAGCCGTCACCAAGACCTTCAGCCATAAAGCCGCCCATCTCTGCAAAGAGCGTGGACGGAGAATGGATGCCGAAGAAGTTCTTGATCTTTCCGACAATGCCGTCAAAGAAGCCGGAGATTTTCTCCCACAACCATCCTGCGGCATCCGAGATACCGTTCCAGATACCTTTCACAAGGTTAAGACCGATGTTTGCCATCGTAGGAATGGCATCTGCAAACCCCTTCACAATTGCAGAGATAATCTGCGGAACCGCCTTCACGATTTCGACAATAATTGTCGGAAGGTTTTCTATGAGGGCAACGAAAAGCTGAACTCCGGCGAGGATGATCTGGTCAATGTTTCCGACAAGAGCATCCACGATAGCCGTGATGATTTGCGGTATCGCTTCCACAATGGTAGCAATGATCTGCGGAAGTGCCTGGATGAGCGAAATCAGAAGGTCAATGCCCGCTTGGATGATAAGCGGGATACTTTCGATTACGGCATTTATGATGCTGTCGATGATCTGCGGAATTGCTTCAACAATTGCTTCGATGATTTCCGGCAGAGCCGTCACAAGCGAAGTCAGAAGCTGAATGCCCGCTTCAATGATCTGCGGAATGGCAGAAACAATGAAGTCAACAATAGCCTGGATGATAGCGGGAAGTGCCGCCACAAGCTGCGGAATGGCATCAAGAAGTCCCTGGGCAAGTCCCAAGATAAGCTGAAGCGCCGCATCCAAAATAAGCGGTAAGTTTTCAATCAGTCCCTGCACGATGGTAATCACAGCCTGTACCGCAGCCGGAATAAGCTGTGGAAGTGCGTCCGCAAGTCCATGCACCAAAGTTGCCACCATCTGCACAGCGGCATCGATGATGAGCGGCAGATTCTCAATGAGAGCGTTCACGATAGTGATGACCGCTTCTACCGCCGCAGGGATAAGCTGCGGAAGAAGGTTCAGAATCGTTTCAAGCACCTGCTCGAACAATTCCGTTACCGTACCAAGCAGCGTAGGAAGAAGGTCTGCGATGGCGGTGAGCAATGCTCCCGTCACTGTCGGCAGAGCCTTCACGATGTTTTCAATGACCGGAGTGATGTTCTTCACCACGGTCTCAAAAGCATCCACCACATTTTCGGTGAGTTGCTCCATATCGGCATTGGCATCACCAAAGCCTACGATGAGGTTCTGAACTGCCGCTTTCATGGAGTTCAGAGAACCGGAAATCGTGGCATCGGCTTCTCTTGCCGTGGTGCCTGCGATGTCCATTTCCTCTTGGATCACATGGATAGCGGATACCACATCGGCATAGGAGTCGACATCATAGTGGATACCGGAAATGGCTTCCGCATCAGCAAGAAGCCGCTCCATTTCGGTCTTTGTACCGCCGTAGCCAAGCTTGAGGTTATCGAGCATATTGAACTGCCCCTTGGCAAAACCCTGGTAGGCATTCTGAATGCTCTGGATATCGCTGCCCATCTTGTTGGCATTGTCCGACATATCCGTAATGGCCATATCAGCAAGCTTGGTGGCTTTCTCGGTATCACCGCCGAGAGAAGAAATAAGGCTGGCCGAGAAACCCGTCACGGTTTCCATGTACTCGTTTGCCGACATACCCGCCGTCTTATACGCATTGGCGGCATACTGCTGCATCTCCAAAGAGGAGTCCTTAAAGAGCGTATCGATACCGCCGACAAGCTGTTCATAGTCGGAGTAAGCGGATATGACTTCTTTACCGAGTTTCACAGCGGCGGCACCGGCAGCAACGGCAACAGCGCCGAGCGCTACACCGACACCCTTTAACACACCGCCGAAGGACTCGAACTTGCTGCCGGACTCTTCTGCGCAGTCTCCCGCATCGTCCACATTCTCCGAGAGGTCTTTGATATCCTTGTTGTTATCTTCGACCTCGCGCTCCATGTCTTTTAAGGCGGCCTCGGCATTGTTAAGCTGAATCTGCCAGTTTTGCGTTCTGCGGTCGTTTTCTCCAAAGGAAGATGCGGCATTATCCAAAGCAGAGCGGAGCGTTTCAATTTTTGCCTTTTGCGCATCGATCTCTTTTGTCAGGACAGCGTTTCTTGCAGTGAGAGACTCTACGCTTTTCTCGTTTTTCCCAAAACTCGACTCTGCGAGTTTCATTTCGGAGCCGAGGACTTTGAAAGACTGATTGATATCGGCAAGAGCCTTCTTGAATTCCTTTTCACCTTCAAGACCGATCTTCAGTCCGAAATTGTCTGCCATAGTGCCTCACCTCCTTAAATCCCGGCAGGAATGATCTCATCGATGAAATGCTCTCGTTTCGGCTTTGCCTGTCCTGTGTACTGCCTGTGGCATTCCCAAAGGTCGAGCATTAAGCCAAACGGCATCAGCCAGACCTCATCCATAGACAGATGAAGCTGACCGATGCCGTAATAAAGAAGCCTCGTAAATAACTCTTCGTCACTTACGGGGCTACCGTGTTTTTTTCGGATTCCTCGCTCTCAATGTTGCGTTTGGTTCCCTTATACAAAGCCTCCGTGATGGCGGTCTTGTAATCGGCAAGGTCAAGGGGCGAGGTCAAAAGTTCCACGGCTTCTTCCGTGAGAAGTTCTTCCTTGTCCTTGCTTGTGAGGTTGTGAACGAGGATGGTCTGATTGGCGAGAAGCGTAATAAGCCATACGATCTCACCGATCGCCATCTCAAAGTTCTCCGACTTCATCAGCTTGTCACCGAGGTTTTCAAGACCGCCGTAGCGTCCTGCAATCTCCCTGGTAGCTTTGGTAGTCAGAAGAAGCGTATAGGTTTTGCCGCCGATCACAATGTCGGCGCTGCGTTCATCAGCCATAATAAAACCCTCCTTTAGTTACTGCCGCTCGGAATCGTGAAGTCCGGCTCATACACACTCGTATACCAACCGGAAATCACGCTTGCCATGCTCGAAGTGCCGTCATCGGTGACCTCTGCCTTCCAGGGGTGTCTGCTGTTTTCGTCCAGCTTGTTTCTGCGAAGCACAGTATCGGGAGTGCCGGAAGTAAGAGCAGGCTGCCAGAGGTAGTTGCCGTTTCCGTCCTTCAGCTTGCGGATCGCCTTGATGGTCGCATCGTTGACCACCCATACGGCATTCTTGCGGTAAGGTGCCGCAAGGGAGTAGAACAGGTCAATGACCTCATCCGCAGTAATGGCGGAGGTGCTTGCCGCAGTCACACCGACCTGCGCACCGCCGGTGCTGTGGAAGATGCCGGTAGGCTTGCCGGAGCCGTCACCGTTGAAGAAGGCATCCTCTTCCTTGACACCGATACGTCTTGCAAATTCCTTGGAGATGTACTTCTCAAGGTCAAATACAGAATCGTTCAGAAGTTCGTTGGATACCTTAACGAGAGTGCCAAGCTTATAGGCACCGATGGAAACCTGGTTGAAGGAGTCATCGCTTTCGGTGATCTGACCTTCCTCATCCACCCAGGATGCGCTGCCCTTGGTGGCAACAACGGGAATCTTTCTGTCACCGCTTGCGGTGTTGATGACGTGTGCCAGCTTACGGAAGATAGTTCTACAACTATACCTGTTTCACGGCATGTCAGCGATTTCATACGGCTCTTTTTTTAGCCTTTTCCATCTGCCTCCGGGCAGAACGGAGAAGGCTTTATGTTTTATTGGCTGCCCTATATGGC